TCTGCAAGATTAATCTTATTACGCAGTGCTTCGACGATCTTCTCATCTATAGTGCCCGGTGATATAAGGTCCACATACGTCACAGACTTCTTCTGTCCTATCCTATGTGCCCTATCTTCAGACTGCAATCGGCTCTCCAAGTCATAGCTGTTACTATAATACACAACGGTAGATGCTTGGTTTAGTGTAATGCCATAACCACCCGTCTTAGGCTGACCTACAAAAAACCGTAGCGAACTATCAGGATCTTCAAACCTTTGTACAATATCTTGTCTGTCATCCTGTTTAGTCTCACCATAGTAGGTAGCTACACTATCTTTACCATATACCTCAGACAATCTTCTTTTAATCTCAGCTATGCCATAGACATAGTTACACCATATAATAACCTTACCGCTTGTCTCTTCTATAATGTTCATTAGTTCGTCTAATCTACGGTTGTCTAACACTTCTAAACGGCCCTCGTCACTTTCAAGATAGCCACAGCATATTTGCTGTAATCTCATCAGCTGAGTTAGAATACTAGCTGTTGTAGCAAGTTCGCCCTTGGACAATCTAGCTAGTGCGAATCGCCGCATTTCCTCATAAACTTTAACTTGTTGTGCTGTAAGTTCTACGTTTCTTCTTATGTATATTTTATCAGGTAAGTCCAAACAATCCTTCTTTAGTGTACGAGCTGAAAAGCTGACAAGCTTGGCATTAAGCTCATCTAATCGTCTATATCCTACTATATCATTGAAGCTACGACCACCAAATGTTTTACGCTGTATGATGGCGTATCTGTTTTGAAATGTGAAATAAGATGACTGACCCAAGGCTTGTGGATCAAGGAACTGACATTGAGAAAACAAATCCATAGGTGACTTGGTCACAGGAGATCCTGTCAGTATACGTTTGTATTTAGCAAACTTACCCAGCTCCACTAAGTTCTTGGTACGCATAGCTTTTCTGTTCTTAACAGTGGTGCTCTCATCAATAACCATAATGTTGTCAGGGTTTTGCTTCAGAAAAAAGTACGCAGCCTTTTTACCACGCAAGGTGCTAAACGCCTCTACGTTTATAATAAAAAACTTAACGCCAGCCATAATCTCAAACACAACTTTGTTCATATCGTCCTGAAAAGCTTTGGACTTGGATGGTTGCCAACGGACCACAAATCGTTCAAATTCATCAGGTAAATGGCTTGGTATCTCTTGTTTGACCCAGTTATCATACACGCCTTTCGGTGCAACGATCATAGCTGCATCAATCTCGCCCTCTAATTTTAACTTACCTATTGTATCAATAATTACTTTTGATTTACCTAGTCCCATCTCCATGAACAGGGCGTAGTACTTACGTTTCCAACTTAGGTCTAATATTTCTTCCTGATGTCTGAATGGTTTTGTTTTAAATAAATATGGCATTTTCATGATAACTCCCTTGACAATATATTATATAACGCATATCTTCTTATATGCAAGTCAATAATAACGACTTTTAATCACGAACAACGGAGATTTGAACATGAGTGATTTATTAAGACAGGTAGAAGCTGACGCTACAGGTGCAGATTCTATTAGTGATGTTAGCACAGATAAGCTGAAAAGCGTAGCTGACATTGCACATAAAATAGCCTTAAAAGAAGACGAGGTTTCACAGCTTGAGGATAAACTCAAGACTGCGAAAAAAGAACTTCTTGCCTTAACTGATGAAGATATGCCTTTGTTGATGGAAGAGATCAACTTAGAAAGTTTCACTTTATCAGATGGCTCTAAGGTCGAGATTGTGCCTACCTATGGTGGGTCAATTAAAGTAGCTGATCGCCCACAAGCACATGATTGGCTGCGAGGCAATGGCTTTGGTGATTTAATCAAATCATCTGTAGCGGCTGAGTTCGGTATGGGTGAAGACAACATCGCCAAAGATTTCTATGAAGCTGCTTTGTCACGAGGATTTACTGTCGATAAGAAAGAGATCGTACATAGCAGTACACTTAAATCTTGGATAAGAGAACAAACTGAAGCCGGTCAAGAGATACCGCCAGTGTTTGGTGCGTGGACAGGCCGTAGAGCTAAAATTATGAAAGGAAAGTAAATGGCAGAATCAGTAGTAAAAAAAGAGCAACAGCAAGTTGCGACACTAGATTTCAGTATGGTGGAAGCCGACTCAGGTCTAGGTAATAAAGAAGTCGATCAAGAGACTTTGAGTATTCCGTTTTTAAAAACTAATTTATCAAAGCAGATACTTGAAGCTAATCGAGGATCTGTATCAGGTGATATGTATAATACAGTGACTGGTGAGATCTACGATAGAGAGAAAGGCGTGTTGGTTTTACCTTGTGTATTTCAAAGACGTTTTATTCAATGGTCTCCTCTTGGTGATGAGCAGAGTGCACCAATAGCTATATATTCAACAAAAGAAGAGTGTCCAGCTACAGAAAGATCTAAGGAAGATAATAAAGAATATCTTACCGATGGGTCAGGTCACTACATCGAAGACACTCATCAGCATTACTGTTTAATTATTAAGACTGATCAAAACGGTAAGCCGACTGGAGCTACAGATGCTGTTATGATTGCTATGAAGAGCACTTCTTTAAAAGCAAGTCGTAAATGGAATAGCATAATATCCACAAGACGTAAGCAGAAAGCTGACGGATCTATGTTTATACCGCCAAGGTTTTTATATACTTACAGTCTTGGCACTTACATGGAAAGTGGACGTAAGGGTGACTATTTTGTTTGGGACATGAAGCTGAAAGAGGAGCTGACTAATATAAACCTTTATAATGAGGCCAAGGCTTTTGCTTTATCTGTTGAGCAGAATAATGTTGATGTGAAGTATGAACAAGATGAACCTCAAGCAGAAGCACCAAAGCCTGCAACACCGCCGAAAGCTGAAAGCAAAGGCGGTCAAGGAAATATGCCATTCTAATGTGGGAGGCTTTTAGTTCAATATTTGACGGACTAGAAGAGGCGTTTGGCACTTATAAGATAGATAAGACCCAAACCAATGGTAAGAAGTCCGGTAGAGCGGCTCTCGTGAGGGAGCCACGGACCAAGGATCATTGGGTGGGTCATCTGTCAGGTAAAGGGGACTCTCTAGGTATCATACCAATCAATGCACGGTCACAGTGTAAGTGGGGTTGTATTGATATTGATACCTATCCTCTTGACCATAAAGTTCTTGTCGAGAAGATAAGAAAAGTAAAACTACCACTGGTTGTATGTCGTTCCAAAAGTGGTGGGGCACACTGCTTTCTATTTAGCGAAGACTGGGTAGAAGCAAAAGATATGCAACAAACCTTACAACATATATCAGCTGCTCTTGGCTACGGTCAAAGCGAGATATTTCCAAAACAGATTAAATTACATTTAGATCGTGGCGATGTAGGTAATTTTTTAAACTTACCGTATTATGACGCAGAAAGTGGCCTTAGGTACGCGATAAAGGATGACGGCACCTCCGCTACCTTAGAAGAGTTTATCGCTCTGTACGATCAATATAAGCTCAATAACGAGCAGATACTAGCATTACAAGTAGAAGATATAAAAGATACACCAATCAAAGATGGTCCACCATGCTTACAGACTTTATGTGAAAGTAAAATCAGTGAGGGTGGACGTAACAACGGATTATTTAACCTTGCTGTTTATTTACGCAAAGCGTTTCCTGACAGCTGGGAAACAGAGATACTAACCTACAACATGACCTATCTTGATCCACCATTACCATTAAGTGAGGTTAACCTTGTTGCCAACCAAGCTAAGAAGAAAGACTATGCCTACAAATGCACAGATAGTCCGATCAATGCACATTGTAACAAAGAGCTGTGCAGAACACGATTACATGGCGTAGGGTCGGCCGTACAAGGGGCAACAGTCGCTAATTTAAGAAAATATAACTCAACACCGCCAGTTTGGTTCTTGGACGTCTCAGGGGAGCCCCTAGAGCTAGACACAGAAGCACTGCTATCACAACCTACGTTTCAGAAAGCTTGCATGGAACAGCTTAACTTCATGCCACGCTCTGTACGAAAAGAGACTTGGGAAGCACGGATCAGTGCTTTGCTTAACGAGATGAAAGAAAACGATGCAGCTATCATAGAAGTAGCTGAAGACGCAAGCACGAGTGGACAGTTCTACGATTACTTAGAAGAGTTTTGCAGACACTTACAGCAAGCACAGGAAAGAGAAGAGATATTGTTAAGAAGGCCTTGGACCGATGAAGAGGCACACTTAACTTATTTTCGACTAAGAGACTTTGAAAACTTTCTTAAGAAGAATAAGTTTTTTGAGTACAAGTCGCACAAGATTGCCCAACGCTTACGGGATATTAACGGGTCCAGTACGGTTATGAAAATCAGTAACCGATCCGTACGCGTTTGGGCAATACCCGCACACCGTAACACGGATCAGGAGTTTAATACACCAAATTTACAAACAGAAGAGGAGCCTTTTTAATGCAAGACGATGAAAGAATGGTAAAAGCTGACGGACTAGAAGATGCTATCATAGGCACAGGCAGTCGGATCAATATGCCTGATGTACTGGTTTACAGCTACAACAAAGCCGTAAAGATCTTTATGGAACGAGACGGTATGACACATGAAGAAGCCGTGGAGTGGATGGACTTCAATGTTGTCGGTGCTTGGGTAGGAGAGACAACACCAATCTTTGTCCACGAGATACCATCTGACCAGCAAGTCGATGAGTTCTTAGAAGACCTTGGCTTTGAACCACCTATCAGTCCTAGTAATGACAACTAATGTTTCGTATATTCGGGCCCCCAGGTACAGGCAAGACAACAACACTGCTCAATATGGTAGACAATCATCTTAGCCAAGGTGTACATCCAAACCACATTGCCTTTCTTGCGTTCACAAAGAAAGCAGCCAATGAAGCTAAAGAAAGAGCAGCGTCTAGATTTAAATTAGATCCTGAAAAAGATTTGTTTTTCTTCAGGACTTTACACAGTCTTGCACTAAATTTGTCAGAAATAAGGCCAGAGCAAGTCTTGTCACGAGAACATTTCTTAGAGCTGGGACAGAAGATAGGTATATCGTTTGGACGTATTAGCGGTATTGATGAAGATATTATTGATAAACAGAACAACGATCATCCCATACTTAATACAATCAATCTAGCACGGCTACGCAAAGTTTCACTACGACAGCAATATAATGAATCATATATAGAAGATGACTGGAACACAGTAAATTACGTCCACAAATGCTACATCGAATATAAGAAACAACGTAACCTCTATGACTTCACAGATATGCTTGAGATGTTTGTTAAAGACTATGACCGCATCTGTCCGACCTTTGAGATTACATTTCTTGATGAAGCACAGGACTTATCGCCTCTACAATGGGACATTGCCCACGCCTTGGATAAGAAAAGCAAAGCTATGTATGCAGCTGGAGATGATGACCAAGCTATCTACAGATGGGCGGGAGCTGACGTCGATCAGTTTATTAATTTAGAAGGCACCTCAGAAACACTAGACCAGTCATTCAGAGTACCAAGACAGATACACAAGATTGCTGAATCTATTGTTGATAGAATAAAGCATAGGTATCCGAAACGCTATCAGCCCAAAGAAGAAGAGGGCACAGTCAAACACATGGCACGACTTGATGACATTGATCTTACAGAGGGACAATGGCTGATCTTAGCTCAAGCGGGTTACATCTTAAATCCAGTCGCAGAAACGCTCAAGTCTATGGGTCTGCTTTTTTCTCACAAAGGCCACCGTTCCATATCCGCGAAGATATCTTCAGCTGTAAATGGCTGGGAACAACTGCGTAAAGGTAAACAGATTACACTTGATACAGCAAGAGACGTCTACAGCTTCATGTCCAGTGGCACACGGGTTAAGCGAGGTTTTAAAAAATTAAGTGGCATAGATGATCAAGATTTGCTAGACATGGCAACATTACAGAACAGTCACGGACTTGTTGTAGGGGATGAACTTATATGGCACAAGGCACTCGATAGATTGCCGGAAGAGTCAAGAGTATACATTACAGCCCTGTTACGCAGAGGTGAGAAGTTTAATGGCGAGCCTCGCATTACAGTATCCACGATACACGGGTCCAAGGGCGGTGAGTCTGAAAATGTTGTGATATTCACCGACTTATCGCCCGCGGCTGACGATGCCATGCGGATTGGTAACGATGACGTACACCGCGTATTCTATGTAGCCGTTACACGGGCCAAACAAAATCTTTACATCATTGAACCTGATGACAACAACAGGAGCTATCACATATGAAAATTAATTATAACAGGTTTTACTACAATCCATTGCCTGATGAAGTTTGTATACAGGTCAGCCCCATTCATGGTCACGGCATTTACGCCACACAAGATATTAAGAAAGGCACCGACCTTGGCTCCACACATATTAAGGTGCCGATGATCCTCACTTACATTAGAACACCGCTTGGTGGTTTTATAAACCACGCCGATCAGGCCAACTGCTATCTAGAATGCACACAAGACTGGGACGATTATCTTGTCTATAATATAATTACAAAGAGACCGATTAAAAAAGATGAGGAGCTGACGTTAAATTATGAAGTATGATGACCACAAACCATATAGAGAAATGATACGGGACAAGTACAGAGAGGTAGGAGACATGATACGAAAACAAGATGAAACGGTAAACCATCCACCACACTACAAGCAGAACGCTGTCGAAGCTATTCATGTTATACAAGCTGGGTTGGGTGCTGGGTTTGCAGATTATCTAAAAGGTAATATAATGAAGTATCTTATACGTTATAAACATAAAAATGGTGTAGAAGATTTAAAAAAAGCTCAGTGGTACTTGGCTAAATTAATAGAGGTAGAGAGTAATGTTTAAGGCAATGGCACTTATATGTGCCGCATGGATATCAAACGGGCAAGCTAAACAAGCTTGTTTTACACATATGTTTGATTGGGAGTTTGAAACAAAGCGAGAATGTCAGATAAGACTGATCTACTATCGGGCAAAAGAATTACCACATTATCACAACATTGTATTAGGCGAATGTATTAAAGTTAACAAACTATAGGACTATTATGACACTACAAATGGCAATGTTTACACCGAAGAGCGAGTGGATACCACCTGAGCAACTTCCTGATTTGTCTTCAGCCAAGACTATCGCAATCGATGTCGAGACCAAAGATCCCGATATCAAAGGTAGCGGTCCAGGTTGGCCTACAGGTAACGGAGAAATAGTAGGCTACGCCGTAGCTGTCGATGGTTTTAAATGTTATGTGCCCATTAAACATCTTGGTGGCGGTAACCTTGATGAACGTATCGTCAATAACTGGATGAAGAAGATCTGCGAAAGCCCCGCTGATAAAATCATGCATAACGCACAATACGATGCCGGTTGGCTACGTCGCACGGGTTTTAAAATTAATGGCCGTATAATCGATACAATGGTTGTCGCATCATTGCTTGATGAGAACAGGTTTAGCTACAGCCTCAACGCACTAGCTTACGACTACATATCAAAGACCAAGTCAGAGAAAGGATTGACTGAAGCAGCACAGGAGTTTGGTGTTGATCCTAAAGCAGAGTTGTGGAAGCTACCATCTATGTATGTTGGCCCCTATGCAGAAACCGACGCCGAGGTCACCTTGGAACTTTGGAATTGTTTCAAGGCTCTCATACAAAAAGAAGACCTACAATCAATCGTCGATCTTGAGCTTGGCGTCCTACCGGTCCTTATCGATATGACATGGAAAGGCGTTCGTATTGATACAGACCGCGTCGAACGTACAAGAGACTATCTGCTCAAAGAAGAAAAGAAAGTTTATTCACGGATCAAGGATCTTACCAACGAAAACGTAGAGATATGGGCAGCCGCTTCGCTTGCCAAGGCTTTCGATAACGTCAGCCTACCGTATCCAAAGACCGATAAAGGTGCACCAAGTTTCACGAAAGCTTTCCTTGCAGAACACACACACGAATTACCAAAGCTGATCCTTAGATGCCGTGAGCTGAACAAGACGCACGGTACGTTTATCAGCACCATTATGAAGTATACCACGCCTCAAGGACGTATACACGGGCATATCAATCAGATTAGATCAGATGATGGCGGTACAGTTTCAGGACGTATCAGTATGAACCATCCTAACCTACAGCAGATACCAGCCCGTGATCCACAGCTGGGGCCGATGATACGCTCCTTGTTTTTACCTGAAGAAGGAGCCAAGTGGGCTAGTTTAGACTACTCGCAACAGGAACCACGGATCTTGGTTCATTACGCTCATGCTTACGCCCGATCACAGAACCACGACATGAAAGGCGTCAATGAGTTTGTAGACGGTTACATCAATGATCCCAACATGGATTTCCATACGATGGTCGCTGAAATGGCAAAGATACCACGAAAGCAAGCTAAAACGATTAACTTAGGTTTGATCTATGGCATGGGCGTAAATAAGCTGTCAGATCAACTAGATATACCTGTAGATGAAGCTAAAGGTTTAATACAACAATACCATGATAGAGTCCCGTTCGTTAAACTTTTGATGAACGGCGTCATGAATAAGCTGAATAATCGCACCAGCTCAGGTTCGATTCGCTCCATACTTGGTCGTAAGTGCAGATTTGATCTGTGGGAGCCGGATACGTTTGCTCTAAACAAGGCTCTGCCTTATAAAGAAGCGGTCAATGAATATGGGCCAACGACAAGATTAAAGCGAGCTTACACTTACAAAGCACTTAACAGACTTATACAAGCGTCCGCAGCTGACATGACAAAGCAAGCTATGGTCAATATTTATTCTGAGGGGATTATCCCGCTAATTCAAATACATGACGAGATAGCCGTATCATTTACTTCAACAGATGAAACAAAAAAGGTTGCATCCATTATGGAAGACGCGGTAAAATTAAATGTCCCTAGTAAGGTCGATGTAGAAGTGGGGCCTTCATGGGGCGAATGTGAGTAAAATCGCATAAAATCCTCCAAAAGTAAAAGGCCCAGCGTAAAAACTGGGCCTTAGTAACATTGACACCCTCAAATATTTTCAATAATTAAGAAGAAAAATTGAGAGACTTAAAAAGTACCAAATAAAATAGTTAATTGCAACCTTTTTCTTGTAATATCTTGTAAAATCGCATAATATCTTAGAAAAAACGAGGTTTACATGGATACAAACAAGTGGAAAAGCGTTCTTGTGCCAAAAGATGTGTATGAAAAGATAAAAGTTATCGCAAAAACAGAGGGACGTACCATTGGCGGCCAGCTGAGACACATCTTCTCACAGTATAAGTCAGAAGATCAGGCTAGAGTTGAAGAGATGGTTGACGCTCACATGAAGCGAAAAAGTCAGTCAGCTGTATCAGCCGAATGAAAACCTTCTTTCTGCATTAATTTAGAGGCCGTAACGCCCAAATTATATAAAGCGTCCGTCATGGGCCCGTCTGACGCTTTCTTGCCTCTGCTCGTTACAAACAGCTCTACTGGTTCTTCCGTATCAGGATGATACGAGACTGTTATGGCAATGCCCTCTCCTACATCAGTTGTGATACACGGCCTACGGTTTGGTAATTTTGTGTGATTTGGTATGTTCATCTTCTCCTCTTCCTTTTGTTCTAATGACATGAGCTACTTTCCTTTGTATTTTGTGACAGGTACAACCGCTTGAATACTTCTTTCGACCACATTGATGGCAAATGACACACGGCTCTCCTCTGAAAACTTGATTCATAAACCTTTAACTATAAATAACTTTTTATAAATTAATAGACTTGACATTAAAAAAAGTTATAATCGAATCATAACAACCGCAGAAAGGTTACAAATGGACCCTGTAACGATTACCGCGGCTTTAAGTGTTGCTAAATCCGCTTTCACCGCAATCAAAAATGGTTTCGCAGTCGGAAAAGATATAGAATCTATGGGAAAAGACCTGTCACGCTGGATGGGAGCCCTGAGTGATGTGGACAACGCTGAGAAGACCACGAAGAATGCTTCAGCTTTACGAAAATTATTCAAGGGCAAAGAAATAGAAGCCTCGGCCATCGAAGCTTTTACAGCTAAAAAGAAACTAGAACAACAAAGACAAGAACTGAAGACGTTTATCAATTTTCACTATGGAAGTAATTCATGGAATGAGATTCTTAAACTCGAAGGGGAGATTAGGAAAAAACGCCAACAGGAAATTTATGAGAAAGAGGAGCTTATCAGGAAAATATGGGAATGGATCGGTATTGTTATATTGTGTGCCTCAATCATAGGATTTATTACGCTGTTAGCTTATCTTTATGTAAATAAAAATTGACACATATGTGATCATATGCGATAACTGGTCTTGAAAAAGAAACAATAAAAACTACCTTTTTCAAGATTCTTTATTTTACGACCTTAATTAAAAATAAAGAACTATATAATGTGTGATGAAAAGAAGCTGCATAAGACTCCTCCGTTTTATGCAGCTTTTTTATTTGACAATGTATGCGATAAATCTTATTTTAAGGTATGTCACAAAATAAAACACACGCTGTTATGAGCCAAAGGCACGAGGATAAGGAGAGTAAAGACTACTTTCCTACTCCGCCTTGGGCAACAAGAGCGTTGTTCGAGAAAGTTTTAAAAAAATATTGGCGTATACCTGATAAGTTTACTGGTCGATATGGGCATATAAATTGCTTGGAGCCAGCTTGCGGAGCTGGTCACATGACAAAAGTATTAAAAGAGTATTTTGATACAGTTGTTTCAGCTGACATAGATGATTATGGTCAAGACCGAATTACAGATTTTCTTAAAACAAACGAAAAGCAGAAGTATCATTATATTGTAACCAATCCACCATTTAACCTGGCGGAAGAATTTGTATTAAAAGCATTAAAACAAGCGAGATACTGTGTTGCTATCTTTGCAAGAACGCAGTTTCTAGAAAGTGTAGGAAGATATGAAAGATTATTTAAAGAGACACATCCTGATTTTGTGGCTCAGTTTACAGAGCGAGTACCAATCCTTAAAGGAAAGTTATCGGCAACGGCGTCCACAGCTACGAGCTATGCTTGGTTTGTTTGGAAAGGCTTTGAAGAAGATGAAAGGTCGTTTGGAACAGATTTGGTTTGGATACCACCATGTAGAAGTCAGCTTGAAAAGAAGGGAGACTATGAAGAGAGTTTGGGAACATCATATCCTAAGTCCAGAAGTCACGCCTCGCAAAGAGACTTATTTCCAAAAAATTAAAAACGCCTTTATATATAGACAGAAAAATAAAAAAAATAATTTTATTAAAAAATAGGTGTAACTAGTGTAACCATGTAACTTTTACTGTGTATCCCTTTATATATAAGGATTATAGCAGTTACATATATGGTTACATTACTTATTTACAAATATGTAACCATACTGTTAAATCAAATTTGGCCTTATAAGAGCCTAAAAAGTTTTTTGAAAAAAATTAATTTCTGTTATATATATAAGATATGAGTATTTTAAGACCTTTGAAAAAAGGAAGAGGTCGGCCAAAAGTCGATATACATAGCAAGCTCTCTCGTAAACAAGAGAAGTTTGTTAAAGAGCTTGTCTCAAACGATGGTATGATAACCATGAGAGAAGCTGCAATAAATGCTGGCTTTCCAGCTTCTTCAGCTCACACAAGAGCCTATGAAATGACTAATCCTGAAATCTGTCCTCATGTTGTAAGAGCAATTCAACTTTATAGAGATGAACTGGATGAAAAATATGGCGTTAATTATAAACGACATTTAAAAGATTTACAGACAATTAGAGATAGAGCTTTGGAGAATGGTGCTTATTCAGCCGCTGTTCAGGCTGAGTATAGAAGAGGACAAGCACAAGGTAATATCTATATTAATAAATCTGAGATTAGACATGGCACGATTGATAGTATGTCTAAAGATGAAGTAATAAAAGCTCTCAAGGAGATTAAAGATTCGTATGAGCCAAAAAGAGTTGAGGGAGTTATTGACCACGAAGACACCGCCTCAGCCGAAGAAGGAAAACGGCTTCTATCAGGAGATCAAAAGAGCAGTAGAAAAACTGCCTGATAATATAATCCTGACAAGAATAGAAAACTGGATGACACTCGGCATACCTGATTTACTTGTCTGTGATGCAAAAGGTAGATTTCATTTTATAGAATTAAAAGTTACAGTCGGTAATGTTGTTAAGCTTTCTCCTAATCAGGTAGCTTGGTTGACTCGGCATGGACATGGTTCAACTTGGATTATGGTCAGAGGCCTTGAGGATTTATATTTGTATCAAGGCAAAGATGCAGTAGAGCTGAGAAGCAAAGGCCTTCAGCTCGAACCATATCTTCAACTTAAATATCCTTTTGACTGGAAAAAACTTTTTGATTTGACAATAAATTAATTGTATGCGATAACTCTTATACACATTATATAGGAGATTGTATGAAAAATTACTATTTTAAGTTAGATGCTAATATTTGGCTTGATCAAAATTTTGATATTGAAGCTAATTCTTTAGAAGAAGCTAAAAAAAAAGCTAAAGCTGTAGCGAAAAAATTACTGGAAGACGCCCCAGATGTTTACAATGGTAGGGACGGAGGTAAATCATTAGAGCTGTTGGCAAATTATTTATCGGACTGGACTTTTGGAGATTTACGTTTCGATGTTGTTAATGTTGAGGAGGAAGAGGAATGAAACAATATAATAGCTTAGGTTTCCTTGGTTTTACCGTAAACCATAAAACAGAAGATCCTTACAAATCAGTAACAGCTGATGACATTAGAAAAGCAATCATAAAAAGATTAGCTAATTGCTCTGATGAAGACTTGTTAAGTGAAGTTGAATTAAATGACACACAGACAGAGGTTTCTCTTTTGATTAAACATAAACCATCAAAGGAGATTTCTGATGATTAAAGCATATTTTATTACTAATAAGCATAGCGATTGGATAGCTACATTTGATAATGAGGATGTATACGATGTATGTTGGCCACAATTAGAAAAGTTAGCTAAAAAACAGAGAATGGAGCTTTCTGAATCTTGTGCAATGGATGACAGAGAAGAATTCTTTGAGTGGTTAGAGACTTGTCCAGTCAATTACAGAGTAGACCAAACAGATGATGATGGAGACAATGAAATTAAAGTTATTGGTTTTGTTGTGCCAAAAGAGGATACATATAAGGAGGACTACGATGACCAAGATTGAACTGACCAAAGAAGATAAAGAAGAAATCCTATCTTGTGTGGCCGAGATTAAATTTATTTTAGGAAATGGTTTAGATCAAGGTTATGAAGCAGTAAATTCATCTACGATAGGAGGTTATAGTTATGATAATGACGATGATCTACACACAGATTTTTTAAAAATTGCAAATTTAAAAGCTAAATTGGAGATTTTATGGAAAAGCTAAAAGACTTAGGCAATCTTTGTATCGATTGCAAAGAAGATACAAGTTTTGGATCAGGTAAGTTTGTCAATCGTATTCCAGCTGATGACGGAGAAGTTTCAGGATTTATGTGTGCTGATTGTCAGATGGTTGAATGTGATTCTTGCGAACAAAAAGTTTATGAATATGCAACAAGTGAAGATGGTGCATGGTATTGTATTGATAAATGTTACAAACCTGAAACATTAGTTGATATTAAGACTAAGTTCAGAGATGCTCAAGGTATGTTTGAAAGCTTATTAGAAACGTATCCTGATGACCAAGAAATAGACTTATTTAGTAGAAAACTTAACGAACTTTTTGTACTGATGGAGGGAGAAAATGACTAAGTATTATGTAAAAGTTACCCAAATTAATGAGTTTTATATTGAAGCGAAAAATAAAAAAGAAGCTGAAGATATAGCACATGAGGATTACATTTGGGACGAAGATCAGAATTATCCTGATACCTATGGCTATAAAATAAATGTTGAGGAGGTTAATGATGAGCAAAATTGAGATGTCAGATAGTGAGTTTACTAAATTTCAGGATGACTTTTATAATCTTTTGGAAAAGCATGGTGTAACTGAAATAACTTGTGACCATCAACACTTTAATCAAATATGCGAAATAAGAAATAAAGTAGCGGAGTTTATTGAAGAAGAGAAATATTTAAACCAACACAAAGAATTACACAGAGATGCTGTAATAGATAACCAATATGAAAGGAGGTAGAATGTTTTTTTTAATGGAATGGTTAGCAAAACTTTTTTATGGAAAAGATTACGACAAACATAAAAATGTTAAATTTAAAACAAAACGTAGAAAATAAAATATAGGCCATGTTTGACATGGCCTTTTTTATTTGATAAATATATAAGATAAATCACATATTATAGGAGAAAATTATGTCGAGATATAATTCAGATGCTTTAGACGAAGCTTGTGAAGAAATGCTAGGCCACACAAACTGGGCATATGGCAGAAATCCAAATAAAAAAGAAATAGAATGTGTAGTTATATTCTATAAAGAACCTGATGAAAATGACGATGAAAATGAGGAGGAGGAATAATTATGGAAAAATATAAAGTTTTTATGTCAGGTTGGCTCAAAACTACTGTGTATGTTGAAGCTGAAAATGAAGATGAAGCTTTAGATAATGCACAAATGGAAATGTCTTTTGATAATTTAGAAGAGATAGAAGTTTTAGGAACTGTAAACGAGGAGGAGGAATAATCATGGAATACAGAGAAGCAAAACAAAAATTTTTAGATGAAGTTGATGAGCTAGAGGATAGAGACTTGATGTACTTTTTGTTACATCAAATTAGCGGAAAAAATCCAAACCCTGATTACTATCATGTTTTACAACCTTTTGACGATGATAATTTAACTGGTTTTATGGCAGATCATATTTCAAATAGTGCCGCTAGAAGTTGGATTAAAGAATTACTTGAAGATAGGGAGTTATAAAATGCCAGTAATGATAAGAACTGTTGAAAATGAGGGAACGTATGAGCGTTCCCACAAACATTTTTTTGAACTTTTAGATTGTAAGTTAATTGAACGTAATTTTGAGGGCAGACCTTGGAGCGAGAAAATTGCAGTAAATCAAAAAGGTAAACAGATTAAAGAAATAGATTTACTTAGATTAATTTATGCTAATTTTAAAGTTTTTAAAAAAAATGGCTATGATGATTTCTTTATGGTTAGAGAATACATTGACGATGATGGCGATTGTCAGCATTCCCCTGAGATTGAAGTTTATATTGATCGAATAGATCATGTAGATGAAGACGATATTAAAGTTTTGAAAAGATGGGGATTTGCATAAAGCTTTACATATAAGAAATATCTGATATATTAAAAACTGAGTATTTATTGCTCAGTTTTTTTTTATGTTTTAACCATCACACAAAGGAGAAAAATATGAGACATTTAGAAAACGACAGTAGGACTTTAGAGAGTTTGTTAATTGACATCAAAAGTCATAACGATATGAAGCAAGACTTCATTGCACCTACAAATCAACTTCAGTTTAAAACCATTGAGAATGACAAAGGCGTTAAAATCAGTCAGATTATCATGGAAGCTGATAGAGGTGAGAAAACCCAAATCTTAAATGCAAATCAAGTATGTTTAGATCAAATTGCAAATAAGATTGAAATCCAAGCTCCAACATTTAGGCGTTTATTAAATGAAGTTCCTCAGGAAACGGACGCCGTTGTTAATGCTTTATTTGAAAAAAATCCAGTTAGGAGAATGATTAGAACTTATGATAATCCTCATGCATTATCTCCATTTAATTATGACCATCATACTGGAATTGCTAGAGCATTTGTTTCTGATAAGTTTAAAACTTTTGATAATTCTGATTTATTAGAATCTGCCTTGCCTACACTTGGGGAGTCTGGTGCTTCATGGAAGATTGTTAACTATGCCAACAGCGATAAAAAACTTTATATAAGATTGAAAAGCGAAGTTATAACAGCTGATGCAGGTGTTAACGATATAATGGCACATGGAATCGGTATTTCTAACAGCGAAGTTGGTTTTGGTAGTATTTCAGTTTTTGGCATATCTTGGACATTAGCTTGTTTAAATGGGATGCAAACTGAAAATGTAACTAGGAAAGCACATATTACGAGTGCAAGAACTGGAGACCATTATAACATTTTAACCGATGAAACTAAGGACGCCGATAACCACGCCCTGAAGCTTCAATTAAGAGATATAATTTCTTCTTATGGTAGTAGGGAAACATTTGATGAAAATGTTGAGAAAATTAGATTAGCTAAAGAAGATAAAATTGCTGTTGGCAAAAATTATACTGAAGCTGTTGAGGACTTGGGCAAGGTTATGTCTTTATCTAAAAAAGAAACTTCAAGCGTTTTGGATGGTTTATTAAATACCATAGGACAAAGAGGTTATGAACAAGGACAGCCAATATCTAAGGCAACTTTAGTTAATGCTTGCACTAATGTTGGAAATACAGCTGAAGCCGACAACGTAGACTTTTGGCAAAAATTAGGAGGGAAAGTTTTAAATCTTAAATCTAATGATTGGAATAGAGTCGCTTTAGCTTCTTAATAACCCAACATTAAAACCTACTATAAACGGCGTAATTTGACTTTTACGTCGTTTTTTTTTATTATCCCATAATATCACATATTTTATAGGAGATTGTTAGATATGGCTTTATATTACGATTACACACAATGTGATGTTAAAGACATCCCAAAAGAAATTATTGAAACAATGATTCATATTACAATGATTATTGATGTTGGGGAGTTTACCAAAAAAAATATTAAGGATGTTTTTTATCGAATTAAAATATCTGAAATGTTTAATGGTAGCCCTTTTATGTATACTGATTCAGATAACCCAAAATCAGTACTAGATGATCTTGAATTAATTGAAAAATTTATTGGTTTAAAAACTAATGTTAAAACGATCAGTTTAAGAAAATGGTTTAGTAATAAAGTAAAACAATATGGAGTTTTAAATGAAAGATAATTTAGGACTCGAAAATACTAGAAGACAATTACAACAATTAATTAATTTTCTTAATAAACAAAGTTTAAAAGAAAATGATAATTTATTAGATGAAGCTGTTAATAGGTTAATGGCTTCACAAAGTTATTTAAATAAATTTGCACAAAATAAAATTTTAAATTGGAGGTTAAACAATGAAGATTAATTATAAAAAAATAAATTGTGAGGTTTGTTATCTTATTAATGAAACATTAATTGGAGATGAAGAAATTAAAGATGCTGATGATTTTTTATTTTGTGACGAATGCGAAAAAGATTTACCCTTTTATTATGCTTTAAAAAACAACGATAAAAGAGCAATCAGAGAATTAAAAAAGTCTTTTACTTATTTACGTTAAATTTAACTAACTTAACAGATCCAAACGCCAACAATTGACTCTGTTGGCGTTTTTTTTTATATTAATAGTTCACACATTTAAAAGGTAAATTTATGTTAAAAACTACAATATATAAAAAGAACATTTTTGAATTAGAAAATTATCAATTCAAAATATTAAAACCTAGTACAAATAAAAAACTTGGTAAAAAAGTTTTAAAAGGCAAATATAAAAATTATAAGTTTGTAACTTTAACACTTGTAGAGCGTGAGACTTGCCCGAAAGATTGTATCCATTGGCTAGATTGTTACGGCAACAACATGCCATTTGCACACCGAATAAGTGCAAAAAATGAACAGCTTTTAGAACAAAGAATTTACAACGATTTATTAAACAGTACTAATCAACTTTTATTAATTCGATTGCATATTTTAGGCGATTTTTTCAGCGTGAAATATGTTAAATTTTGGCGTAAAATGTTAAACACTTTTAATAATATTGCTTTATATGGATATACAGCAAATAATATTAAATCATCTATTCCACTATCAAGAGCAATAGCAAAAGAGATTATTAAGCTTAATAATAATGAACATTGCCACATTAGATTCAGCAATGATTTAAAAGCTTCATTTAGTGCTAATTCATACGATGTTGTTAAACCTGTTAAAGGCGTATCAATATTATGTCCAGTACAAGAAAATAAAACCGCTAATTGTGGAACTTGCGGACTATGTTGGAATCAAAAAGACCAGCAAATTATATTTAAAACGCATTGACCAGAGATTTATAAAGTAAAATTAAAACGCTGTAATTTGACATTTACGGCGTTTTTTTTTATTCTTTTTTTATCACACAATTAATTTATATATAGGAGGTTTTATTGTGAAAAATTCAAAATTTAAATATGAATTAAAAAAACAATTCGATGATTTAATTTACGAAATTGTTAAAACTAGGATTCTTAATTATAGCGATGATATTAATCAGCTTATTAAACAGATGACTCCAACAATCGAGAAAATAAATAATTTATTGGAGGAGAAAACAAAATGAAATTAACAGAGGAACAATTTATTAAATTAATGATTAGAACAGTTAATATAAATAAATTACCTTTACATAAATAAACTTTAACAGCTGTTAGAAGCTGATAGAACGCCGTTAATTATTGACGGCGTTTTTTTATGTTTTAAATAGTTAAACACAGCCCAGACGGACGCAAACAGCTGTTTAAAACCTATGGCCGAATATTTACGGCCTGAGAACATCGACCAGAGATTCAAGAATCAAAAACCTTGGAGAAATTAAAAAGCAATTTGGACAACTTGCCGTGATCCACGAACCAAACGACCTGGAATTTTTAAAATTAAACCATTGATATTATTAAAATTGTTACGTCCAGCAGCTTCGAACGGAACGGAAAAAAAGCAGCACTTAAACGCCCAAATAATGAGCCGTGAGCCGTGTAAAATTGTTTAAGGATCCTTAGAGAATAAAGGTTAATTTATACGCCTAGAATCAAGAAAAATGGCCAAAAATTCACGGACGCCGTGCAATCGCCAGCGGTCGCTTGTGCCAAGTTTTTCACAAATATTCACATATAATTTGAAATAGCCGTTAACTAGATTATAATAAGCGATAAATGGCATAAAATAACATAGCTTAGGGGCCCCTACATGGATGGTAATAGACACGACGAGAGACGCTTAAAACTAGAACTAAGACTAGCTCAGTTAGAGAAGAACGAAGCTTGTAAAAATAACTTTTTATCATTTGTTAAAACCATATGGCCGTCTTTTATACAGGGCCGTCACCATGAGATCATTGCAGAGAAATTAGAACGAGTTGCGAATGGGGAACTAAAGAGACTTATTATCAACATGGCACCAAGACATACGAAGTCAGAGTTCGCATCCTTTTTGTTTCCAGCATGGATGATGGGCAGAAACCCAAATATGAAAATCATTCAGGCAACACACACAACAGAGCTTGCAGTAAATTTTGGGCGTAAGGTAAAAAATCTTTTGGACACGGATGAGTTCCATGAAGTTTTTCCAGAAGTTAAACTTGCAGCTGATAGTAAAGCGTCAGGAAGATGGGATACAAACAAGGGTGGTATGTACTATGCCGTAGGTGTGGGATCAAACTTAGCTGGTCGTGGTGGTGATCTTGTTATTATCGACGATCCACACTCAGAACAAACTGCGATGAGCAACAATGGCTTTGAAGATGCCTGGGATTGGTACACTGGGGGCCCTCGACAGAGACTACAACCCGGTGGCACGATCGTCTTAGTGCAGACCCGATGGTCCGAAAAGGATTTAACTGGTCAGTTAATACGTTCTATGGCTAAAGACCCGTTGGCCGATCAGTGGGAAATCGTGGAACTCCCTGCAATATTCGAGAGCGGTGAGCCTTGTTGGCCCGAATACTGGAGCTTGAAAGACTTAACGGCTGTAAAAGCGTCAATACCTCCAAGCAAATGGAATGCTCAGTACCAGCAGCAGCCAACGGGCGAAGAGAATGCTATAATTAAACGTGAATGGTGGCAAAGATGGGAAAAAACAAGCGTACCGAACCTACAATATGTCATTCAGAGCTACGATACAGCTTTCTCGAAACGTGAAACAGCAGATTTTAGTGCGATTACGACGTGGGGCGTGTTTTATCCAGAAGAAGAAGGCGGTCAACCCGCTCTGATTTTGCTTGATAGCAAAAAAGGACGGTGGGATTTTCCAGAATTGAAGGAATTAGCGTTAGAAATGTACAATTATTGGGACCCCGAGACAGTAATCGTTGAGGCTAAGGCGTCAGGTATGCCCTTGACCCACGAATTACGGAATATGGGCATTCCAGTTGTCAATTTCACACCGAGTAAAGGTAACGATAAGGTATCAAGGGTACATTCTGTGTCTCCGTTGTTTGAAGCGGGCATGGTTTGGGCCCCCGATGAAACTTTTGCAGACGAAATGATAGAAGAGGTTGCAGCTTTTCCAAATGGAGAGTATGATGACCTTGTAGATAGTATGACACAAGCCTTAATGAGGTACCGTCAGGGTAATTTTGTACAGTTGCCGAGTGACGATTGGGGCGATGAGGTTGATTCTGTCAAAGTTAGAGCGTATTATTGAGGATAAAATGGCTAAATCAGTAGTAAAAAATGCAACCAAAGAAACGATAGAGGAGCTACCAGAGATCGACATATTTGATCGTTTGATGGATAGAGCAACACAGCCCGAAGTCTTTGATTTAAGAGAAGAACAGTACGAGGGTATGGCACCACCTCTTTATGATGTTGACATAGGTGATATTACTTATGAAGCTCCAACAGAACTACCGATGGAATCAGAGGGTATCCGTTCAATAGGACTTGGTATGGGTGGTAATGCCGGTATTGAGACTTTGAAGCAAACAACCATACAGCTACAAGAGATCCCACCTGACAGAAACATGACAGTTTTAAAAAGAATGATGAAACAAGCAGGGGCCCCGGCACAGGACCCGAAGCTCTTAGCTCAAGTTTCACAAGTTTTAGGAAGAGATGACTAGCTATTTAGCAAAACAGCAAGCTTACAAAGAAGATCCGGAAGCATTTGCGGAAGGACAATATTTTGGTGCTTCTATGATGCCCGTATCAGGTGAAGCTATAGCGGCTTACGAGCTACCGGGTATTTTATCTCAAGCTAAAACTTTAATGCAAGATCCGGACTACAAAAAGGCGTTGTTAGGTCTTGGCTTAGGTATATTAGGCACAGCTTCGGTTGCTCCGGGCGTAGGTCCTTTTGCAAGAGGTGCCAAAAGAGGACTTGAGGGTTTCATTCCTTATCTTGGTCCAAAACCAGCAGCGGAGGGTGTAGACACTTCTATCTTGATGGCAGGGTTTGGTAAAGACCCAACAAAATCAACTCCTGGAAAAGTTCCTGACATAGAAAAAGCAAGAGAGCTTGGTCAGGAAGAGCTCTTTCCTTCAGCTGTAAAAAAAGAAGATCAGAAAGAAGAATTAAGTTTTGCCACAAAAGGTGATGAAACATATAGTTTGGGGCCCGGTAGTTTGTTTAACCCGGAAACAAAACAAGGACGTAAGCTTTTGATCATATCCTGTAGCGAAACAAAATGCCCTGATGATAAGGACATGAAAGCGATAGATAGATACTTAGGTCCTGTTTTTCAAACGCTTAAAGCTCAAGGTGTCCCAGAAAACGTAGATGTCGCTATTATGTCCGCGAAACACGGACTTATAAGATCGAACACCCCATTGAAAAACTATAATGAGAAAATGACAAAAGCAAAAGCTCAGGCATTTAAAAACGATCCTGATCAATTAAACAGGATTAGAAATACCATGATGGGGTACGACAAGGTTATTGTGCAGGGCGGGAAAGACTATAAGGACGTTCTAAGAACAGCTGCTGGAGATCTGAAGATTAATGAGATACCGGGTGGCAGGGGCATAGGCGATCAACGAGAATTTGTCATGGACGCCATTAATCCTTTTAGAAAAATTAAAACACCGGTTTATCATTTTACTTTAAATCCAGGTTTCACGAAATTTGATAAATCAAAGCAAGCTTTGTATGATTTTGGACCTCATGTATCTTCTACTCCAAAAGGAGCTCAAGATCGTTTTGTAAGTCAAGTTGGAGGCGTAACCACAAAAGACGGAGAGTTAATTCTGAAAACAGATTCAGATTTAAAAGGCGGTTCAATCCCTTTAAAAGCTAATTTGACTAGACCTTTTAATAATCCAAACACTAAAAAGCCTTTTACTGAAGGTGAACTTATGGACTTTAAGGTTGAAAGGCTAAAAAAAATATTAGGAGATAATTTTACTAAAGATGATTTGTTATTAGAAACAGACAACTTTAGCGTGACAGAAATTAGAAACGCTATTGATAAAGTTTCTAAAGATTTAGCAGAAAAAGGTTTTACCCATGTTCCTTATGTAAATGAGTTTGAAGATAAAGGTCAGTTATCTTTTGAGATGTTAATAGACCGACCCAAAGGCAAGCCGAAGGTTTTGCAGGGAACCTTTGCTAAGAAAGACCCTGAAGCTTTTGACGATCCAGACTTTATGATGAAAGCAGGCGGCGTGGTTGAAATGAAAGACAAGGCAATCAATATGAACCGCGGCCCACGGGGCATAGGACCTTTTGCACAGTATCTTGAAACTGGAGGTGAGGTTCAGCCAGAAAGAAATATATTTGAAGAGCAAGCTCCAAAAATAATTCCTGCCAAGACAGAGGCAGAGGCTCTTTCAGAACTTGCTGACCAGGAAATGGGTTTAGAATTAATTAACAGGGTAGGCTTTGATCCACTGGCTTACAAAATGATGCAAGCTGGTTTGAGAGATAACAGAACTTTATCTGATTTTTTGACAATATATCCAACAGTAACGGACGATATGACCGAAAAACAAAAAAAAGACGCTTTAACAGAACAAATAAGAGGTCTGGGTATTGCTAGAGGTATGTATTTTCCTTTGGATAATATGGTAGTCGTAGAGCCAATGACCGTAGCAGATGATTATTTTCAAAGTCCTACTGATATGATAATTATGCACGAAATTTTACACAAGGGAGCAGAAACTTTAAAAAAAGATCCTAACGTAAATATAAAAACTTTGAGAGAAAAGTTAGACACAGATGATTATGCAAACATAGGTGATGAAACAAAACCCGGTCGTGCTGAACATAGATTCATCCAAGCTATAGTTAACAAAGCTTATGTAGATAATATGCTAACACAGTCTTCAATTTACGCTAACAGAGCTATTAATGAGGCTCGAAAAATTTTAAATGATCCAAAATCTGATGATTTTAAAAAAGAGCTCGCAGAAGATGCTATAAAATTTGAATCTAAATATGTAGAGAGAAATCAAAAGAGAGCTTTATTAAAAGAAATTAGACGATCTACAGACTTCTACATGGAGCAATCAGGTAAAAATAAATTTAAACAAGAAATGAATAATATGTATCCCGACAGAGGTTTATTTAATGAAGATGCAGAGGATGTAGAAAATAATTTTACATTAAAAGAATTAAAACAAATATTTAATTTACTTAATACTACGATGTTGGACCAACCAGGCACTAAAGAATTTGTTTTGGAAATGTCAAAGTCAGCTCCAGCTGGTGCATCAATCAAAGGTTATTCAGATCTTTTTCCTACTCAGTTTGCAGATCCAACCAAACCTTATTTCAATGAACGACGAAAAAGAACATATGACTTAGAAGGAATTGAGGACCCAAGCTATATTCAAGTTATGAGTGCAAGAAGTAAATATTTAGAAAAAATGAGAAAAGATAGAGAAAAACAAAATAAGGCTAAAGGCGGCGTGGTTGAAATGAAAGATAAAGCTGTTAATATGTTTAGAGGTACACAAGGTATTGAACCTTTTATCAAATATATGGTATAGTTCTCGGAAGGAGACTTAGATGGCAGATAAACCAAGCATGGTGGATAAAGTTCCAACTCAACTAGATGAAGAAGAACTTAAAGCTGAAATGGATGTTGAAATACCTGAGGGTATGGACATTAACGAAATACCAGACAACGTAGAGATTGTGGAAGAAGAAGATGGCAGTGTAGTCGTTGATTTTGACCCTCGTGAAAATAAGGGTATGGACGGTGACTTTTATGCTAATTTAGCAGAAGATATGTCCGATGAAGAGCTTGGCCGTTTGTCAGGTGAGTTAACAGGTGAGTTTGAAGAAAACAAAAGCAGTAGACAGGAGTGGGAAGATGCCTTTGCCAATGGTCTTGAATTACTTGGATTTAGTTACGAAGAAAGATCCCAACCCTTTAGGGGTGCCAGCGGAGTTACTCATCCATTACTTGCAGAGTCCGCTACACAGTTCCAAGCACAAGCTTTTAATGAGCTCCTTCCACCGGGCGGTCCAGTTAGAACTCTTGTCATGGGAACAAGCACACCAGAAAAAGAAGATCAGGCTCAAAGAGTAAAAGAATTTATGAATTACTACATAACTTCTGTTATGGAAGAATATACGCCTGAGTTTGACCAGATGCTGTTCTATTTGCCACTTGCAGGCTCAACCTTTAAAAAAGTTTACTACGATGAGAACTTAGATAGAGCTGTCAGTAAGTTTATACCGGCTGAAGATTTAGTTGTACCCTACAGCACATCTGATCTAGAGACCTGTCCTAATATTACTCATGTTGTCAAAATGAGCTTAAATGATCTCAGAAAAAGACAACTATCGGGTTTTTACAGAGATATACCTGTTATACCAGCACAAGGCGAAACTTCTTCTGTCAAAGAGGAGTTAGAGCGTATAGACGGTATGTATCCATCTAATGTCGATTATGATTGTACTTTACTTGAGTGTCATGTGGATTTAGACCTTGAAGGATTTGAAGAAGAGAATGAGGAGGGCGAAGCAACGGGGATCAAGGTACCTTACGTTGTAACGATTTCTCAGGACAACGGTCAGGTTTTATCTATACGCAGGAATTATAAAGAAGACGATGAGAAAAAGAAAAAGATACAATATTTTGTACATTACAAGTTTTTACCGGGGTTCGGGTTCTACGGACTAGGGTTAATACATACCATAGGCGGACTATCAAGAACCGCGACAGCTGCACTAAGACAGTTAATCGATGCAGGAACGCTATCAAACTTACCAGCAGGATTTAAGGCCCGCGGCCTACGGATCAGGGATGATGACGAACCGTTACAGCCCGGAGAGTTTAGAGACGTCGATGCACCGGGGGGAGATATCAAAGCCAGTCTTATGTCTTTACCTTTTAAGGGTCCAGACCAAACATTGATGGCACTTTTAGGCTTTGTAGTTGACGCTGGACGGCGATTCGCAACGATTACAGACATGAAAGTAGGCGATGGTAATCAGCAGGCAGCGGTCGGTACTACGATTGCTATGTTGGAACAAGGCTCACGGGTCATGTCAGCTGTGCACAAAAGATTGCATTATGCCATGAGATTGGAATTTAAACTGCTCGCTAATGTTATGGCTGAGTTTTTACCAGACAGTTATCCTTACACGATTGCAGGCGTGGACAGTTCAGTAAAGTCAGAAGACTTTGATGAAAGAGTAGATGTGCTGCCTGTATCTAATCCTAACATCTTTTCGCAAGCTCAGAGAATAGCGTTGGCACAGACCAAGATGCAGATGGCCACAGCAGCACCTGAAATGCACAATATGTATGAAGTATTTAGAGATATGTATGAGGCATTGGGTGTAAGAGATATTGACAGAATACTGAAAAGAACACCTGAGCCAGAAGCAGAGCCAAAAGATCCCGCTTCAGAAAACATAGATGCTTTAGATATGCTGCCTTTGGTAGCTTTTGAGGGTCAGGAGCATGAAGCTCATATCATGTCACACATGGTTTTTGGTTCAACACCCCTTGTAGCAGGCACACCGCAGATTGCAGTATCTTTACAGAAGCATATTATGGATCATGTGAGAATAAGTGCCAGAGAAAAAGCAGCTGTGGAGATGATACAAAGCAGTGGTGGTCAGGCGTTGTCAGAAGAGCAGATGCTCGATGTGGAAGCAAAAACAGCTCAATATGTCGCAGAGGGCATGACAGCCTTGAAACAATTAAGTGCTCAACTATCGGCACCAGGCCCTGATCCGTTAGTACAACTAAAGGAGAAGGAACTTCAAGTCAGAGCACAGGCTGAACAGAATGATGCACAGATTGATGCGGCTAAATTAGGTCTTGAGCAGCAGAAAGTACAGCAAAGAGACGCTCAGTTTGATAAGCGACTTGATAGTCAGGAAAGACAGACTGCTGCTAGAATTAATGCAGCTGAAAGGCGTGAAATGATGAAACAACAAAAAGGAGGTCAGTAATGGCAAAAGAAAGCGATAAAAGAACAGAAAAAGACCTAAGGAAAGAATTTTTTGATGGTCCAGCTTCAGATATTATGAGTTTTGAACAGTTTCTTATGCAGCAGGGCCGCGGTGATTTAGTAAAGCCTATTAAGAAAAAAGAAGGTGGCGTTGTGACTGAATACGAATTTGTACGCGGTGATCCAAACTACTTTAAAGACTTACTATGAGTAAGAAATTACAGAAGTCTTCTCAATATGAAAAATACGATATGGACGGAGACGGTGTAGTTTCAGACGATGAATTTGCTCACATGGCTGAAATAAAAAGACTTGAGCATGATTTACGAAAGCAAAGGGCACAAAGGCGTATGGCAACAGCTAGTCTGGTTGCAATGGCTTCTTTTACTATTGCAATGTTCTTGGTCGATCTCGAAAGAGTTAAAGCACTGGCCGATATTAGTAATCTTTTTTATATCACTGGTGGCGGCATTGTGTCTGTATATATGGGTGCATCAGCTTATATGAACAGGAATGGAAAATGAAGCCTGCCTTCCTGCTCATGTGCTATTTGGCGGGTAATCCAGCGGGCACCTTACATTTTCAGTCAGTGAAGACAGCAGACTATTTTAAGTCATATCTTGACAACCAGACCGTGCGGATTGGCGATGATACGAAAAAATATGACTGTTTTGTAAAGTTGGTAAAAGTAAATGAAGAAATGAGGTTATGGTAATGATACAAGCTTTAATAGGTCCAGCAACAAAATTGCTTGGAAAATTTATAGAAGATAAAGATCAAAAGAACAAATTGGCACATGAATTGGCAACGCTTGCCTCTCGTCATGCTCAGGAGCTGGCGAAAGGTCAAATTGCAGCTAACGCTGAACAGGCGAAGCACCCTTCAATATTTGTAGCCGGGGCCCGCCCCGCCATAATGTGGATTTGTGCTCTCGGCCTACTAACGCAATTTTTTATCATGCCCATTGCAGAATGGGCTACTATGATATGGATGCCTGAAATTAGTTTGCCAAAACTTCAAACGGGGGAACTTATGACCTTAACCCTTTCCTTACTAGGATTGGGAGGAATGAGATCCTATGAAAAGTCAAAAGGTGTAGCAAGGGAGAATATGAAAAAATGAGTTTATATAGAAACATACACGCGAAAAAGAAAAGAATTGCAGCTGGTAGTGGAGAGCGTATGCGAAAAAAAGGACAAAAAGGTGCACCAACTGCAAAAAACTTTAGGCAAGCAAAGAAAACTGTGAGAAAAACATAACGCAGGATTTATTTAGACATTTAAGAATACATACAAGTCATAGAATGGAAACAATATTGTGTGAAAGATGTAAGGTTGCGATGAACAAAACAGAGCTCGCTTATGTTTATCGTTGCCCTATGTGTTTTACAGTTGTGGAAGAACCACCAAAAGATCAAACAATAGTTGAAGAAAAAGACTAAATCTGTTACTGTGTATAAGAAGATATAAGACAAAGTAGGAAGTTATAAGTTAATTATGTCAAAAAGTGAGATTTATCTTGCAGAAGCGGTTTTTCGTATTATAAATGAAAGAAAGAAACAAATTTCTGAGGCTTTGTTGTACGACAGCGTAAAAAATATGGAGCAGTATCGACAGCTCATGGGTGAAAGAAAAGCTTTAGAGTATGTTGATGAGGAACTAAAAAGTTTACTGGACCGTCAGGAGAAAGACGATGAATGATACAGCATTAGACAAAATGTATGTAGAGCCCCAAGAAAGGGTCTTAGACCCGAGTTTAGCAGATCAGAGCCTAATAGACCGGATGCCAAGTCCAACGGGCTGGAGGCTGCTTATTTTGCCTTACAGGGGTAAAGGAAAAACAGAGGGTGGTTTATACCTTCCAGATAAAGTTGTTGAAGACAACCAAATATCTACACAAGTTGGATTTGTTTTAAAGATGGGTCCTATGGCTTACAAAGATCCAGAGAAGTTTCCTAGTGGTCCTTGGTGTGCGGAAAAAGACTGGGTGATGTTCGCACGATACGCAGGTTCAAGATTTAAAATAGACGGTGGTGAAGTTAGAATACTGAACGATGATGAGATTTTAGCCAAAATACAAGAACCTGAAGATATTTTACATTTTTAAGAGGAAGATATGAACCAACCAAAAAAAGAAGAACAATTAGATTTAGAGATTGATGAACAGCAAGAGGAGGCTCAAGATGTTGAAATCCCTGTCCAAGATCAAGCTGAAAATGCTGAGACTACAGTGGTACAAGAAGATGAACCAGCTCAAGACCAGTTTGAAGAAGCTAAAAACAAAACTGAAAAGCGTATTAACAGGCTTACAAAAAAAATGCGGGATCATGAAAAAAACGCAGACGAAGCCCTTAAGTTCGCCCAACAAAAGGAAAAAGAAAACCAAGAGCTAAGAGAACGGCTAAATAAAATGGATACCAGTTATTTAAGCGAATATACTGGTAGGGTAGATAGTCAAATGGCACAGGCTGAAGCTACTTTAAAATCCGCTATGGAATTAGGTGATACTGAAGCGGCCGTAGCTGCTCAAAAACAAATAAGCCAATTAGCTGTGCAAGCAGATAGAGCAAGTCAGGCTAAAGCTGCACAAGAGAAAAAAGTAGAGCAAGCTAAAGCACAGCCTCAGGTACAGCCTCAGGCTCAACAACCTGCTGCTCCCCTGCCACCAGATCCTAAGGCTCAGGCATGGGCTGAGAGAAACGATTGGTTTGGTAACGATAGTGCTATGACTTATGCTGCTTTTGGTATACATAAAGAATTAGTAGAACAAGATGGTGTTGACCCGAAGACCGATGAATACTATACTGAATTAGACAGACGTATGAGTGAAGAGTTTCCTCATAAGTTTGCTAGTAAGACGCAAAGCAAAAAACCCGTCCAGAGCGTTGCTTCCGCGTCAAGATCGAGTTCTGGACGCAGTAGTGGGAAGAGATCTGTCAAGCTTACAGCAAGACAGGTTGCGTTAGCAAAAAAACTAAATGTACCTCTTGAAGAGTACGCAAAATATGTCAAGGAGTAATTGATTATGGCAACACAAGACGAAATGTTTGAGAAACCTATTTCGAGGTCTCCTAGAACATCTAATACAAGAGAAAAGACAGCTGCAAGAAAACCGTGGGCTCCACCATCTATGTTGGATGCACCTCCTGCACCTGACGGCTACAAACATCGCTGGATAAGAGCGGAAACCAGGGGATTCAACGATACAAAGAATATCTCTGCTAAAATACGAGAAGGTTGGGAACTCGTAAGAAAAGATGAATATCCAGATTTTGAAGCACCAGTTATAGAGTCAGGTAAATATGAGGGTATATTCGGAGTCGGTGGATTAATTTTAGCTCGTATTCCTGAAGAAACTGTAGCAGAAAGAACTGCATACTTTGCAGAAAGAAGTGCAGATCAAATGCAGGCAGTGGATCAGGATATGATGAGGGAAAATGCTCACTCTACTATGACGATTAGTAGACCAGACCGTCAATCTCGCGTAAGTTTCGGAGGGAAAAAATCTTAACTTTTAACTTAAACGGAGACTTAAATGGCTAATAACTTATCAGGTGGCTATGGTTTACGTCCAATAGGTTTAACAGGTAATGCCGCTAACACTACTGGAGCAACTCAGTACGAAATTGCGTCAAATAATACAAATGCTATCTATCAGGGTGGCATAGTTATTCCTACTGCGGCGGGAGTTATAGACATCACCGACCAAGCGGTCAGCCCGTTAGGTGTTTTTTATGGTGTTGAATATGTCGACTCAGGCACAAAAAAGACAACATTTAAAAACTTCTGGCCGGGATCAAATAATGTCAGTGTTGATACAAACTTTCCTATTAAGGCGTTTGTATATGACAATCCTATGCAACTCTTTACTGTTGTTGCAGATGGAACTAACACAAATAGAGCGACAGCTTTAGCCGACGTTTTTGCAAATGCTGCTATGGCAAGCGTAAATAATGGTAGCACCAACACGGGTCAGTCTACTGATATGCTTGACATATCTACAGCTGCAACAACAGGAACTTTAGATGTCAGAATAGTAGGGTTGTATGAAGATGAAGGTAATACAGATTACTCAGCAGTGGGGCATCAGTATATTGTACGTCTTCTAGGACACTTTAACTCAGGCTTTGCAGCTGCTGTAAATACAGCAGACAACGCAGGTATATAAGGAGAATAGAGTATGGCTATATCAAGAGCACAATTAGCTAAAGAGCTAGAGCCTGGTCTTAATGCCTTATTTGGGCTTGAGTACGACAGGTATGAAAATGAACACGCAGAGATATTTGATGAAGAATCATCAGATAGAGCGTTCGAAGAAGAAGTGATGTTAGCAGGCTTCTCAACTGCACCGACTAAATCAGAAGGTGGAGCTGTGAGCTTTGACGATGCACAAGAAACATTTACTGCAAGATATACACATGAGACTATCGCTCTTGCTTTTTCAATCACTGAGGAAGCTATTGAGGATAATCTTTATGATAGACTTGCAAGTAGATACACCAAAGCATTAGCTAGATCTATGGCACAAACCAAACAGATCAAAGCTGCCGCTATTCTAAACAATGCGTTTAGTACAAGCAGTGCGATTGGTGACGGTGCTGCATTAGCGTCATCTTCTCACCCAACCATCAATGGTAACCAAAGTAACATCTTATCAGTTGCTTCTGACTTGAATGAGACATCACTTGAGCAAGCATTGATTGATATTGCTGGTTTCAAAGATGAAAGAGGACTGAAAATTGCTGTAAGAGGCACAAAACTTATAATTCCAAAAGAATTACAGTTTACTGCTGAAAGAGTGTTGAACAGTAATCTTAGAGTTGGAACTTCAGATAATGATCCAAACGCAATTAAAAACATGGGTATGTTACCAGAAGGAGCGGTTGTAAACCACTTCTTAACAGACACAGATGCGTTTTTCATTAAAACAGATGCTCCAAACGGTTTTAAATATTTTAATCGTGCACCAATCAAAACTGCTATGGAAGGCGATTTTGATACAGGAAACATGAGATTTAAAGCCAGAGAGCGTTATAGTTTTGGTGTTTCCGACTGGAGATGTGTATTTGCAACTCCTGGAGCATAAAAATATCCTAATATTTTTAAAGGGGTCTTTTCAGGCCCCTTTTTTTATGTATAATAGAAATACCTTGACGAAGAATTAACTTCGACAATAGCCAAGACAAGGAGACATATATGGCTAATTCAACTTTCTCAGGTCCTATAAGATCTGAAAGCACAATTAAAACTGTAAGTAAAAATAGTTCTACCGGAGCAATCACAGAAGTAATTACTATGGGTGATGCACCAGTTGCACTAGGTGACGAGGATAAAACATTAGATAACGCTACACATAGCGGAAGAGTTTTAGCTGTTCCAGCACTTGCCTCTGACAGAACAATAACTTTACCAGCACCAGTTGCAGGAGCTACTTTTAAGTTTATATATGCAGGAGCCGCTGAAGAAGCACAAAATTTAATAATAGTCACTCCCGGAAACTCAAACTTTTTCTTAGGCAATATTCAGCATTTAGACACAAACGCAGACAACGTAGGCGTTTATGCGAACGGTAGCTCTAACTCAAAGTTAACCTTAACAGATTTTGGCAGCATGGAAATAAATATAGTAGGCAAAGATAGCACAAACTACTATATTTGGGGTAGCGTAGTTTCTGAAGACGTACCAGCTTTTGCTGACCAATAATAGGAGGCTTAAATGGCAGGCTCTGACGTAAAAGCAAAAAGAATTACTGGAACGGGTTCACTCGCTGTAGGACCTGCTCGAATAAGGCAGATACAATTGAAAACTGCATCTGGAACGCCACGACTTACTGTAACCGATGCAAGTGGAGGTGCTACTGTTTTGGATTTGGATTTCAATGCTTCAGACACTCATTCTGTAAATATTCCTGCTGAAGGAATTAAGGTTAGTGATATATTTGTTAGCACATTAACTAATATTACAGCAGCAACCTTTTTCTTTAATTAGGAAAAATATGGCTAGGAAAAGGGACAAACAACCGCCTAGAACAAAAAAATATTACCGCTCCACTAAAAGTGGGGCGGGCATGACAGCAGCTGGTGTTGCCAAATACAGACGGGATAATCCTGGAAGTAAGCTAAAGACAGCGGTGACTGGCAAAGTTAAGAAGGGTTCAAAGGCAGCTAAAAGAAGAAAATCATTTTGTGCAAGAAGTGCAGGACAAATGAAGAAGTTTCCAAAAGCAGCTAAAAATCCAAACAGCAGATTAAGACAAGCAAGAAGACGATGGAAGTGTTGATGGCAACAAAAAGAGAAAAAGATTTTTTACATAATTTAGACAAAAGAATGTCTGTGCTTGAAGAGGTAATCAAAAGATTAGAAAGCAATCACCTTACACATTTACAAGCACAAATTGATAAGATAGACAGACGGGTTTGGATGTTAATTGCAGGTGTGGTTATACAACTTGTATCTATCGTATTTATTTTTGTAGGAGGTAGATGATGGCCTTAACGGGTGTAGCAAAAAGAAAAGTAAAAAAAGTTCAAGGTAAATTAAAAAAGGCTAGTAAAGCTCATGCTAACCAATCAAAAATACTAGGAAGTTTACTTAAAAATGGCAAAAAAAAGAAAAAAAGATCCTAAAGTTGGAACAGGAAAAAAGCCAAAGGGTTCTGGCAGACGCTTATATACGGACGAAAACCCTAAGGACACGGTTAGTATTAAATTTGCTACGCCGTCGGATGCCAGAGCAACTGTTGCCAAGGTTAAGAAAATCAATAAGCCTTTTGCGAGAAAGATACAAATTCTTACAGTCGGTGAGCAAAGAGCAAAAGTGATGGGCAAAACTCAAGTTGCAAATATATTTAAAAAAGGTAAAGATAGTATTAGAAAACAAAGGAGCACAGCATGACCGTTGTTAGAACTGGACCCAAACCGGGTAAACAAAAGGTTACATATTTTAAAAAAGGTGGTGCCGCAAAAAGTAAAGGTAGTAAAATTTGTCCAGCTGGCAAAGCATGGGCTAAAAGAACTTTTGATACATATCCTTCAGCTTATGCAAACATGGCAGCATCAAAATACTGTAAGGACCCTAATTATGCAAAAGGGGCAAAAGGTAAAAAGTAATGGGTGCACTTAAAGATTGGGTCAAACAAGATTGGGTGCGAATCGGCACTGACGGTAAAATAAAAGGTAAATGTGGAACTTCCAAAGACAAAAAAAATCCAGACAGATGTTTGCCAAGATCCAAAGCAAATAGCTTATCACAAAAAGAAAGAGCTGCCACTGCAAAAAAGAAAAAGCGAGAGGGGTCAAAAGGCAAAACTTTTGTATCTAATACTAAAGCAGCGAAGGTTACAAAGATGGGAACAGGTGGAGCTGTACCAAGTACAAAAGCAAAAAGACCCTTTAAAGGTAAAGTAAAAACAGGTAGTGTAGTAGCTAGAGGCTGTGGAGCTGTTATGTCTAACAGACGTAAGGTTACAAAGGGTTCAGTAAGTAGTTAACAAAGGAGGGCAAAATGCCAGCAAAAAAGAAAAAAAATATGAAGAAAAAAGGTTACGCCAAAATGATGAGTGGAGGTGCAGCCGGAATGAAAAAGAAAGGTTTCGCTAAAGGCGGAACTGTGAAAAAGATGAGAGCCGGCGGTGCAGCTGGAATGAAAAAGAAAGGTTACGCTAAAGGTGGTGCCGTTAAGAAGATGATGGGTGGCGGTGCAGCTGGCATGAAGAAAAAAGGTTTTGCCAAAGGCGGTGCTATCAAGAAGATGAGAAGAGGCGGCCGAGCATAAGTGCCTTATCTTCAAAGTAACATCCCGCATTTCAAATGCTGGGTGAGAAGAGAGTATACGCACAATCACGAAAAATATCATGGTGAATTTATTCATGCTATGGCAATTGCAGTCACCACTGTGCCTGATAGATGTTTGAGTTTTCAAATGATTTTTACAGGTTGTGAGTCTGATTTTGATGAAAGTCAAAATATTAACGGTGGGGCTATGTGGGCTCGTATGCCGATTACAGCTCTAGTTGCAGATACTCCTTTGGACAATTGGCCAGAGCCTATGCCTGTTCATTTAGTCCAACCTTGGGATTGTAGTTCTCATCATCATTCAATAATAAAACTAGACCGAGTAAGCTCAAGTCCTTGGAAATGTAAAATTGATGGTAAGTTTTACACAGGTAAATACCTCTTTACTGTAGATTATACAGAGTCAGACATAGCTGATGACCCTGCTCAACACAAACAAAGTCATGTAATAGAATTAACTGATGCTGGTAAATGGACTGGAAATATAGTAGCATTACCTAATAATAGGGTTCGTGCGACGAGTCCTGCATTATGGGAGACTGGCGAGGGTGCACCTGATTTTAAACCAAGTCAGTGGATTCATAATGCAGAATGTGATAATAGTTATATGGACCCAAGTGTTACGTTTGATAATTTGTATAAGGATTAAATATGGCAACTTCTAATTCAACAGACTTCGAGCTAGATGTAGCTGAATACATTGAAGAAGCTTTTGAGCGGTGTGGCTTAGAAGTTAGGACAGGGTATGATTTAAAAACAGCAAGACGCTCCATGAATTTAATGTTAGCGGAATGGGCAAACAGAGGTCTTAATCAATGGACTATTGAACAACGCACACAAACAGTTACAGCCGATGATGTTGATTATTCTTTGGGCACTGATGTTATAGATATTCTATCAGCTGTGGTAAGAAGAAGTGGTACAGACTTTAGTTTAAGTAGGATTAGTAGGGATAGTTACTTATCAATACCAAACAAAACTACAACAGGACGTCCTACACAGTTTTTTTTAGATAGACAGATAACACCTAATTTAAAAATATGGCCTGCTCCTGAAAACAGCACCGATGTAATTCATTATGACGCTTTAACCAGAATACAGGACGCTGATGGTTCAGTAAATACTTTAGAGGTACCTTTTAGGTTTTACCCTTGTTTGACAGCTGGTTTAGCTTACTACATTTCTTTGAAAAAAAATCCGAACTTAACACAAATGTTAAAAGCAATTTATGAAGAAGAATTTGAAAGAGCGATGGGCGAGGACAGAGACAGGTCGAGCTTTACAGTTACTCCTGAGTACAGCTATTTGAGGAGTAATTAATGGGTAGATTTGCCACAGGCAAACACGCTTACGGCATTTCAGACCGTTCAGGTTTAAGATATAGATTAAGAGATATGAAGTTTGAGTGGAATGGATCTTTGGTAGGTCCTGATGAGTTTGAACCAAAGCATCCTCAATTGGGTCCTTTTCATGTACCTTCGGACGGTCAAGCTATTAAAAATGCAAGGCCTGCAAGAACAGAAAATCCTATAGAACGATTACTTAACCCAGACTCGTTTCTTTCAGGGTCTGCGAGTTCAGCTGTAATAACTGTTACAGAACCAAGTCACGGTAGAACAACAGGAGACACTGTTAGATTTAAAAAGGTTAATGGTTTTGACGGATTTACTCCATCTGTTTTGACACAATCTATTGGGTATAGTATAACTGTAGTAACAACAGATACCTACACTTTTAGTGCTAATGGTCAAACAGCAACAACTGGAGGCATAAAAGGTGGCGGTGTAAATGCAACGGCAGGGCCAGTGAGTGTGACACCATGAGTTTTACATACGCACAATTAAAAACAGCAATACAAGATTACACAGATAATAGTGAGACTACTTTTGTAAATCACTTAAATGATTTCATAAAAGCATCAGAAGAAAAGTTGTTGAAGTCTGTAGATCTTGATTATTTTAGAAAAAATGTTACAAGTACTTTAACTTCATCTGATCAGTTTCTAACAGTACCTACAGATTATTTAGCATCTTTTTCATTACAAATCACTGCTTCTGGATCAGAAAGTTTTCTTTTGCAAAAGGATGTAAATTATTTAAGAGAATATACGCCAGCTGCTTCAACAACTGGATTACCCAAATATTATGCTAGATTTGATGAAAACAATTTTATATTGGCCCCTACACCTGATACTGCCTACACAATTGAATTACATTATTTTTACAGGCCTACTAGTTTAACTGCTGGAGCAGATGGTGGGACAACTTGGTTAAGTACAAATGCACCATATGCTTTACTTTACGGATCGCTCATAGAAGCGTATACTTTTATGAAAGGCGAGCCTGATGTCATACAAAATTATACAAATTTGTATATGCAGTATTTAGAAAGAGTTAAAGATCTTGGAGAAGCAAGAGAAAACACAGATGGATATAGAGTTGGTCTACCATCAAGGCCAAGAACATAGGAGTAGAAAATGGCAACAGCAAATGCAGCAACCACCTTTTTAGAAAATAGACTTCTAAGTTTTATTTTCAAAAATAATGCCGCATCGTTTAGTTCACCAGGTGATAGCATTTATGTTGGACTAGCAACGGCAGTATCTAATTTTAATGATTCAACTGGAGAGTCTGGCGATCCAACAATAACAGAAGCGACTTTTACAAATTATGCAAGAGTGCAGGTTACTGCATCTAATTGGACGCTAACTGCTGAGTCAGCAGATACACAGACAATAAAAAATGCGGCTAACATAGAATTTGCAGCCTCTGGCGGGACTAACAATACAATCACTCATGTCTTTGTAGCAACTCACGCAACCGCTAGTTTAGATGTTGTGGGGTCTGGTGGTAATGTTTTATTTATTGGAGCATTAGATGCAAGTAAGGCAATAGCAAGTGGTGACATATTTAGAATAAATGCAAACAACTTAACAATAGAGCTTAAATAATGGCATTAGTATTAAACGATAGGGTAAAAGAAACTACCACTACAACTGGCACTGGTACACTTACTTTAGCTGGAGCCGTCACTGGATTTGAAACTTTTGGCACTGGAGTTGGTAATTCTAACACAACATATTATGCAGTAACATTACCAGGCACGGCAGAGTTTGAAGTCGGTTTAGGCACATTAAGTAGTGATTCCAGCACTATAGCTAGAACCACAGTTATTAGCAGTTCCAACAGTGATAATGCAGTAAACTTTAGTGCAGGAACTAAAACTATATTTTGCACATTACCAGCGTCAAAGACTGTGTTTTTAGATGGAAGTGGTAATGCAACATTAGGTGCAGATTTGTCTGTGGGTGATGATCTTACAGTAGAGGGTGGTGTAATAGAATTAAAAAACACTGGGGCACAATCAGAATTAAGAATGTATTGTGAAAGCTCTAATGCTCACTATGCAGCTTTAAAAGCACCTGCCCACTCTGACTTTGCAGGTAATACAACATTAACCTTGCCTGCCACCACAGATGTTATTGTAGGTAGAGCAACTACAGATACATTAACAAACAAAACTTTAACAACTCCAACTATTACAACACCAGTTGTAAATGCTGGAATACAATTAAAGAATGGTGCAACAAGTGCGGGTTTTGCAGAGTTTTTTGAAGACAGTGATAATGGTACAAACAAAGTAACTTTAATAGGACCAGCTTCCACGGCAGATGTTACTGTTACACTACCTGCTTCTGCTGGTACAATAGCACTTACTTCTGACATAGCAGGAACAACAGTTACAAATGCAACAAACTCCGCTCATGTTTTAGTAACAGATAACGAAAACACTGACGAAGAAAACTTAATTACATTTGTAGAAGATGCTACATCTAGCACTGGTAATGTTGGTTTAGAGATGGATGGCAACTTAACATATAACCCAAGCACAGGTCGGTTATCAGCTACGCAATTAACAGGTACTTTGCAGACAGCAGCACAAACCAATATAACATCGTTAGGTACACTTACTGGATTAACCACTTCAGGTAATATAGAGTTAGGTCATGCTAGTGATACAACTTTAGCAAGATCAAGTGCTGGAGTTGTGACTATAGAAGGCAATACAATAATAACAACAGGTAACTCAGACACACCATCAACCACAACATCAAGTAGTGATGCAGACTTCGTTTTAGTAGATGATGGCGGTACAATGAAAAAGATTACACCATCTAATTTAGGAATAACCTCTGGTAGTGCATCAAAAGGTTTTGCCGTAGCAATGGCTATAGCGTTATAGGAGTAAAGAATGGCACAAGATTTTGAACGAAATGTAGCAAACGCAGTTGGGACTAGTGCAGTTACACTTAGGACAGCAAACTCAGATGATGCTTTAGTTGGCATAACAGTAGCCAATGTTTTAACCTCACAAATAACAGTTGAAGTGTATATAAGTAGCGGTGGTAATGATATACATATTGTAAAAGACGCACCGATACCTGCTGGATCAAGTCTGCAAGTTCTTGATGGTGGTGCTAAGATTGTTATGGAAAGCGGAGATGCTTTAAAGGTTAAGAGTAATACAGCAAGTTCTGCTGATGTGTGGGTGTCAGTTGTAGACACAATTAGTGAATAGGAGTAAGTCATGCCTTTGATTGGTAACGATATATCACCAGCTTTTGAGAGCTTACCAACAAGACAAGAGTTTAGTGGCGATGGCAGTACAACAACTTTCACATTAAATAAAACTGTAAGTTCAGAACAAGAAATCGTAGTTAGTGTTGATGGTGTTGTGCAAGAGCCAACTGGATCTTATACAGTTCCAGATGGCACAACATTAACATTTAGTGAGGCTCCAAGTTCTAATTCTGGCAATAATATTTTTGTTATGTTTTTTGGTAGAACTTTTGGGACTGTTACTCCAGCCGCAGAAAACAAAGGTAACTTTAAAGGTGGTGGTTTATTTAGAACAAATGCACAATCTTTAACTTCAAATATAACTATACTTGCCACAGAGAATGCACAAGTTACAGGTCCTTTAACAGTTGCATCTGGTGTAACTCTTACAGTTGAAAGTGGTGGAAGGTTGGTGACTTCGTGAGTACAATCAAAGTAGATACAGTACAAAGCACAGGTGGTGGTGCAGCAACATTTACTAATCAACACGCAGCTAAAGCATGGTCTAATTTTGACCAACGAGAAAGTCTTAGTGTTTCTGACTCTTTTAATCTTAGCAGTCAATCAGACGTTGAAGCAGGTAACATTGCTATTACTTTGTCCAATAATATGAGTGATGGAAATTATGTTGTAGCAGGTCTTGGTCATTATATAGACAGTTCAGAAAATACACTTGTTCCTGGAATGGGTTTGCGTAGAGGTGTAGCAAAAACATCTAGTGTTTATGAAACACAAACTGTTACTACTGTGTGGAATGCTAGTTCGGGAACAGATGTAGATTCTGTTATGACTGTAGTACACGGAGACCTAGCATGAGTACCTTAAAAACAAACACCTTAACAGGTACAACTTCAGCAGGAAGCATTGTTGTTACAGGAGAGGGTGGTTCAACCACAACGAACTTACAACAAGGGTTAATC